TGCCCGTTTCAGTCAAGTCCAGCGGGGCATAGCCCAGTAATTCCCGTTTTTCGTTCTGTGTGAGGGCGTTTTCCACGCTGAAATCACCATAGAAGGATACGGGTAGGCTGTTCGATATACCAAGATAGATGCCTCCCCAGGGTGCGCTCATCCATTCCGCGCTGTCGCGCATGAATGGATTTAAGAAGCGGGAAAGGAACATGTTTTGCCGCTGCTTAACCACGGTGTTCTGTAGGTATTCTAATTCCCGCCTCATCTGCTCATTCGTTCCAAGTTGCCCCGTAGTAGCGAAGCCGGCCAGGCTCTTGCTCCAGCGGTTAGCCACCACGATAGCGGAAGCTGCCATTTCCTGCAAGTCCACGAACTCGCCCTCTTTCCGTGCATCGAACGTCTGGATGTTCGCGGCTAAGGTAGGGTCGCGGAGTATCTGCATGAATATTTTACGCTCGTTCCCGTTCCCGGTGAACTTCCGTTCGATGTCGGACAGGATTTGTTCGGCCTCATCCGGTGTTGCGTTCCCGAAAAGTTGCATGAAAACGGAGGGCATGAACCCGTTTTCCATGCTGTTGATGTTGAACGCCGCTATGCGGTACTCGATTTCAGCCCATTTCTTAGCGCCTATCCATTCGGGTAGTCCGTAGTACTGAAAGCCAGGTGCGTAGGTCTTGAGATGGATTGCGCTGCGCTGTGTGCCCATCTCGTCGGCTTCTGTCCAATTCGGGTAGATAGGCATTTCCCGGAACCCCTTATAGTAGAACGCCGAGCCGTCGGATGTGAGCGGCACTTCCTCCCAGCTTTCGTAGATACCCAGGGAGCGCACTACCTGATCTATGCCCGGCTTTCTGACGCCTACCATCCACATGGGTACATGGTACGCATAGAAAAATGGTTCCCCGGCTGCGCGCCCGCGTACCAGTTCGATTACCGCGTTGCCGAAAGCGTCGAACTCGAAAGCAGCGGATTTCAGCACATCGGATAGGGATTGGCCGTGTAGATTCATGTTCGACAAGTACTCCTCCAGGGGGCTGGTGATAGTCGTAGGGATGCGGCTATCAGATGCACGGGTCACGGTAAGTTGTACCCCTGCCTTTTCGCGGGTAGGTATGAATCCGTCGCCCACTACCATATCCGTTTTGTCGTTGATGATGCGGCGAAGGGTAGGGCTGTAATTGACAAGCCCCATAAGTTCCTTTAGGAAGTTGGAATCGCCATCAAAGAACCGTATCCACTGCAGCCCCGCGTCAATACGCTTTCGGATAGGTTCGTTATATAGGTCATCAGCTGCGATTGCCGTCTGTCCTGGCAGGATAGCCGACGATGCCAGGAAGTCATTTTGTGGTTTTGGGCTTGTTGCGGGTGCTGTCCTTTTCGCGGTCGGTTTCTGCCTCATACGTTGGTTTTTTCGGCAGCGGTGCGCCTGGTTGGTTGTCTATTTTTTCTGCTTTTACGGGCTGCCTGACGGCTCCCTGAATATATCGGCTTGCGGTTTCGTAGTCCATCCGCAGCCACCCGCGCAATTGTTCATGGCTCATATCCCCCAGGGCGATGCGCAGGATACCACCCCGGCCTGTGGGGTCTGCGCCACAATAGCGCAGCCCCTCAAAGCCTGGTTTCGCTTTCATGGCACTATATCAGTGCGTTCATTACGGTAGCGCCGTTCATCAGCTCGATAGCCTTGACGGTAGTAGAGCAAGTCAGCGTGAGCGTTTCCTGGTTCGGGTCGGTGATTACCGTACCGGATTGCCCCTCGAAGCCCGTCAGCGTAGCGGAAAGGGTTTTCCCGCCCACCTGCACATGGCCCCATACCCAGTAGCGCCCGGTATTCTCGACGTGAACCGCTACAAGCCCGCAGGATGACGTGGCAAGTTCCTCGATAATGTTGCGGTCGGTCTGGTTTCGGCACGTCCAGATGCCCGTGAACGTCTGTTCCACGGATTTCGCTTTCGTGATCGGGTCTACGGTTCCCGTCTCGGTGAACGATGCGGAAAAGTCCCTGAACTCAAACTCGTAGAAGTCTACCGCCGTGCTGGTCATTACGATAGCCGTAGCCGCCCCGGATGCGTTCGTGGTGACGCTGGAAACTTCGTTTGCGTTGGCGAGGTATAGCGTACCCGCACCACCGGAACAAAGCCCCGTGGTGCAAGTATTCGCCCGCCCTTGTGTAATTGCCATAGTCTGCTTGGTTTAATAGCCGACCGAGATCAGGCTATGGTGGATGTAATTGGTGCCCATCTTCCAGCGGCCTTTCACATAGACTTTTTCGTCTTTCTGGTCGTACCACATAGAAAGGTCAGTACCGGGGTCGGTAATGTCGGTGGCCAGGACGCGGTTGAGCGGCGTGGTGTACTCGACATAGTGCGGCTTCGTGGTGCCAAGGCTCGTCAGGATGCTGTCCCAGCGGTGCATCGGCATTACGGGGATGCCCCGGAACGTCAGCGTCTGGACGCCGTTGATGAGCTGCAGCAGGCCATAATCTCCGCCGCCACCTTCTTCGATGTCCACCAGGTACTGGTTGTACACCGAGAAAGTAACGTTGAATACCTTTTGGTTGGCCGGGAGTGCTTTCAATTCGTTGGGCGCCTGGTCGTACACCGCCCGCAGGATTTCGATACCGTCGCCCGCAGTCAGGTCGCTGCCGCTGCCCGTGTTGGTGCGCGGGATGAGTGTTTCTGCCACCAGGTTCGGATAATGTACCGTCCAAAGCCCGTCCGTCGGGTCGTATACCGGGTCGTTCGATGCGGTGTTTCCGAAAAACGCGAGTCGCTCCAGGTCCTGACGGATAGCCTGCTGTACGCGCGTTACCAGGATGCTTTCCAGGGTAGTGAGCGTTAGGTCAGGCAGGCGAGTGCCTGTGCTGAAAAGTTCCTCCACTACCGTGTCCTTGAACTCGTCCCAGCACATCTCCATGTCAATCTTCATGCGGTTGACTTCGATTTCGCGCTCATAGACGTTCATGTTCCCGACGGGTGCGAAGCCACAGCCCGTGTATTTCCGCACGATGTTTTCCAGCTTGTCCACGAACTGCATCTTTCTGCGGTTCGTAACATTGGGCATTACGCGGAAGGTGCTGCGAATTTCCGTGTCGAAGAACACGGGTTCCAGCATGATTTCATTGGCCAGGTCGCCCCGATATGATACGGCGAATTGCCCTAATTCAGTTGTTGCCATTGCTTATTGTCTTTTTTCGGTTAGAAACTGTAGGATACCGTCGCGGAGCTGTTGGCAGAAATCTGCCCTTCGCCAATGCGGAAAAGGAATTCGACCTTGGATGCCCCGTCGTTGTTGCTCGTCTGGTACGTTATCGTCCACTCTTCGCGCGGGTCGAGGGCGCTGGTCGTTACCGCGAGTGCTGCCGTTGCGGCGCTGGACTGGAAGCCCGTGCTGTATGCTTCATTGCCTCGTCCGTCCGTAACGTAGAACTTAATGTAGTCCGTTGCGGTCGTTGCGCCCGTCGAAGGCGTGAACGTTACGCGCCGCCCGGCGCTGGATACCGCCCACGTGAACGCGATGCTGTGGCGGGTGCCATATACGGACATACCGTATAGCTCCATCGCCTGTGCGTCGCTGCCGTCGGCGGCATAAGGGTTGGTACGGGAAAGGCTTTCCTGCGTGACGTAGGAAGCCCCCTGTACATAGCTGTTACTGTTCGCTGTTGCCATTGCTTTTTCTTTTCGGTTGTGATCAATTGCGGTTGTCCTTCAGCATGGCAGCCAGGGCGCCGTATGCCTTTTCTCGGTCGGGCGTCATACGCTTCGCTTGCGCGCCTTTCGTAGGTTCAGCGCCACCACTGGGAGCGCCTGCGACAGATTTCAGTTGCGCCTTCGCTTCCTGCAGTTCGGCCTGCATCGCCTTGATTTTCTCGGCTGCCTGGTTCAGTACGGCCTCCATTTCAAGTTCCTGCGCCTCGGCCTCATCGGATGCCAGGACGGTGTAGCCTGCTTCTTCCAGCGCCTTACGTGCATCTGCCAGCGGATCGGCTGCGGGTGCGGTGGGCGTCGGTTCGGCCCCCTCGTTGAAAAGCGCTGCAAAGCGCTCGATAAAAGTCTTGTTCATTCTTTTTTCGATTTCGTAATTATTCAATAGCGCCATCGGCACGGCTGCGAAGCGTCCCAGCGCCCCGAACGTGGCAATGTCGTATGCTTGTGCGGTTAACACCTCATCAATCAGGCCAATATCTTGAGCCTCTTTGGCCGTGAACCACGTTTCAGCGGCCATGTATTGCAGGGATGCTGCCAGGGCGTCCTGGTACCTCATCCCTTTTCTTTTCATCATTGCCTGTGCGTACACCTCGGCAATCTGCATTTCCATCTTTTCCAGGACGTCGGCTGTTTTCCGCAAGTCGGTAGCGTCGCCCTCGGCCATGCTCCAGGGATTATGAATCATGAGGAAGGCGTTTTCCGCCATGCGTACCTTGTCTCCCGCCAGTAGGATAATAGAAGCGATAGAGGCCACATAGCCCCGCCCTTCCGTCGTTACGTTGCCGGGGTATGCCCGGATAGCGTCGGCAATGGCGAAGCCCTCCAGCACAGAACCACCGGGGGAGGATACCGCTACGAGCAAGTCCTGCCCGCCCGCTTCGCTGAAGCTATAAGCAAGCGCGGAGGCGTTCACGCCCCATTCCCCTATCTCGCCGTTGATGTTGATTTCCTGCATAATTCGATTATTGCCCCAAAGATGCAGGCAGGGTAGGGCAATAATTTAGAAGGTTAAGGGGATAAAAAAAGCCGGGACACTTGCAAGCGCCCGGCCTCATGGAAGAGAATCCCAGAAAACTATAATCAGAAAAGCGGTTTCTTTTTTCGCTTATATACCCCTTGCTTGTTCAGTATGCCCCATACCGTCCGCTCCGATACGCCCAATGTTACGGATATGTCCACAATTGCGGCCATGTGGTTGCGGTTCGCGCTTAGCTTTTCGGGGTACATCTCGAATGCCAGGTGCTTAATGATGGTGTTGCGCGGTATATGCCCCAGGGCTATGAGATTCATCACAGCCAGCTTCCCTTCTTCCCCGAACGCCTTACAGGTGCTTTCACAGTAGCGCTCTACGCACTCTGTCCAATCGCTTTCCTCTTCGCTCATACCGTCTCCCCCCTACTTTCCCATGTTGCGACAATACGCCTCATCTTTCCGATTACCTTGCTACGGCACCCAGCGCACCCGATGTCTTCCGGTTCGCGCGTCATGTAGCGGTTCCACACCTCGAATAAGTACGAAATATCCAGCATAGGCCAATGTATTGCCGTGGTGTTGCGCTTCATTACGTCGGCCACGTCCTGACGGATGCCCTGTGGGATAGCCAGCGATTGCTGGTATATCATTTCCGAATGGTCTATCATAGGTTTCTGTTTTTTACAACGTTGCTGCCGCCCTCAATGCCCCGGCCTCTGCCAGGTCACGGCCTATTTCCTCGCTTACTACGAACACCTTGACACGGTCTATCCGTGCGTTGATTGCATCGGTTTTCGCGTCCAGGGCTGCTAATGCGCTGCTAAAATCCCCCTGTGCGCCTGTTAGCGCCGGAATAGCAGGCGCAGATATGGGCGCACCGATTGCCCCGCCTGTTGCGAAGCCCGGAACACCGATAGCCCGGAAGGTACGCGCGCCACCCAGGGCGGATTGTTGGCGTTCATTTAACACTACTTCCCCGCGCCGTACCGTTGCCAGGACATTGTCGCCGTTGGAACGTGCGCGGATGTTCTGCCTGTCCGTTACCCGTCGCCCGCTGATACCCACGATGCCACCCGTTGCGAGGGGTTGCGCGGCAATGGTAGCGGTTTGGATAGCCGCGAATATACCTGCTGCAATCGCTGATGGGATGGTGAAAGGTGGGCCAGGGGGAACGGCCAAAGCCCGTTGTACGGCCAATGCCCCGTTGATGATGGACTGGATTATCGCGATACGCTTTTCCTCTTTGGCCTGCTTCTTACGCGCTGCCTCTGCGTCGGCTTGCTGTTTCTTTAGAACTTCCTGCTGCTGTGTCACCTGCTTTTGCAGTAGCCTCTGACGGATGCCCGTAGCCTGGGATGCCTTCGCTTCCAGTTGTTGGATGTTCGTTTCCGTCTGCGTAATTGCCTCCTCGAAGCGTCGGTTTTCCAGTTCGTTGCGGCGTTGGCTGAAAGCGCTTAGGATGTCGAAGGCAGCCCCGGTATAGTCTTGAATCTGTGCGATTACCGCCTCTTTTCGCCGTTGTTCTTCTTCCTGCTCCTTTTCGATGTCCTTTCTACGGATCGCCGCGCGTTGTTGTACCGCCTTGAACACCTCATCCGTTTTCGCTTTTTCGTTGGTTCTGATCTGCGTCACTTCGTCAGGAAGCCCGGTTGTTGCGAGTGTACCGCCCCCGAACAATTGCCCGAAAAGTTCCCTATCCTGTGCGCGCCCGGCCTCTGCGCGTAGGCGGTTGATATTTTCCACCTGCTTGTTTATTTCGGCCTCGACAGCAGCTATCTTATCCACCAGCACACGCTGCGCGGGTTCGCCGATGGTGTTTTCCAGGGCTTTTTCGTACTTGCTTTTTTCGGCCTGGAGGGCTGCGATGCTGCCTTCCACGAAGCTTTCCCCCAACACCTTGCCCGCACTCTTACCCGCTGTGCTGGATGCACCCCGCAACCTTTTCTCTATGTCGGCAATCTGCTTATCTACCTCCTTGAACTCGGCGCTACCTATCTCAAGGCTTGCACGTCGCTGTCTTAATTGTTGCAGGCGTTGGGCTAACCCGGCCTCGGTTTTCAGTAGCCGCTGGTTCGTTTCTTCGCGTTCCTGGATTGCCTGCTCGTCTTGCTCCTTAATTGTCCTGATTTCCTTCTTGAAGGCTTCGTTATACGCCTTGAAAGGGTTGCTTACTTCCCCGATTAGTCCGAAAGACGTTAGGCTTGCGAAGGATTTCACTACGCTAACCAATGCGCTTTGTGCGCCTTTCAGCGTTGCGGGTAGTTGGTTGAAGAAAATTAGGAACTGCTTAGCAACATCGTTGAGGAATATTTTAAACGTGTTGCTTAGTATCGTCGTTTCGTTGCCCGTCTTGAATAACAGTTCCGCTATCTCCGTCTCGCTTTCAGCTAATTTCTGATTGCTTGCTAATAGTTCTTCTTGTTGCGCCTGGTACTTATTAGTACTTGCTGTTACGTCATCCGTCGCCGTAACGATTTCGCCCAATGTAAACAAGAACCGTTGCCCCACATCTTCGCCCGGCCCTCCGAACACGTCAGCAATCACCGTCTGCAGTTCGGAGCCTTGTACCCCGTTTTCTTTCAGCGCCTCGGTTACCTGTCCCAATGCCTTTACGCTGCTAACGCTGCCATTATTCAGGCCGTCGAATAGCGTCTGCGTGAACTCTGGCCCCAATGCGTTGTTAAGGGCGTCCCGTGTTGCCTTCGTCTGCTCCCGTATGCGGAGTCCGAACTCTTTCACCGCGTCCAGACCCTTGTCGCTATAGACGCCCTCGCGGCTGGCTGCGATGGATACCGCGAGGAACTCCTCGGCGCTTGCACCTGCATCGCGGAACTGTGCGGGGTATTCGCGCACCACGTCCAGGAACTCGCCTTGCGCGTCTGCCCCTTTTCGGAAGCCCGCCTCCACAATGTCCAGGGCGTCCGTAAAACTGATACCGAACTCCTTAGCTACGGTATTGGCGGCTACGGCTATATCGGTTGCGCTCTGCTCATACGTTGCGGCCACTGCTTTAGCCTGTGCCGTGCCCTGCTGGAGTGCCTCCCCCGTCTGTCCGGTGAGGTTGCTAATTTCAAGTTGTAGCTGCTTTGTTTCGGCTATCTGCTCATTAATAGCCTCGAAAAAGGAAGAAATGGCATCAAAACCAGCAATGGCCAAAAGTATAGTTCCAATCCCCTTGCCTGCCAACGTGCTTTGTTGGCCTAAAAAACCCAATGAATCGGATATGTCGCCGATCGCCCCACCGATGCGGGGGAAGAACTGCGAAAGCGCCCCGGTATAGTCGCCGACATTGCGTTGAAATTGCCCAACATCGCCGTCTATCTGCTTCAATCGCCTGTCTAATTGCCCTATTTCCACGCGCAATTCCCGCGCTTCCTGGGTTGCGTCTTGTTCAGCGGCTGCCATATCCTTATACCTAGCCCGCAATGCGTTCAGGCGGTCGCTTAGTTCCTTGTACGTGGATGCGTTCTTGTTGTTGACTGCCAGTTCCTGCTGTCGGGCTTTCACCTGTTCGCGAACTTCCTTTGTTACCTCGGCTTGCTTCGCCCGTAGGTCAACCAGTTCGGCCTGCAACTTCTTGAACTCTTCCGGGTCGGTGGCCTTCTTGATTTCTTTTTGTACCTCGGTGATCTTACGGCGCAGCTCTTCCGCTGCCTGGACAGCGGACTGTGCGCCTAATATCTCGATAGAAAACCCAAGTTTCTTTTCCATTATACGAAGTCTTGAACGATGAACTCATAGATAGCGCCCTCATAGTGAATTGCCGGGTCTATCGTGACTACTAATCCCGATGTACTGTATTCCAGCCCTGGCACTTTCTTCTGCCCGTTCTGAAAAACGAAAAGCGCCACATTGATATTAGCGACGGCCAAAAGCCCGGAGGATGCGGGTAGGGTGAACACGTTGGACACACCGCTCACAATTACCTCATGGTAGCGGATGCGCGTCATCGTCTGCCCTGCGCCTATCTGCCCAGTGATCGCCCCCAATTGCGTTAGCCCGTTAGGCGCTGCGCCTTCCAGCAGGACGGGTCCTATCACGTTGGAAGCGTCCGCTGTCGTGGGTGCTGCGTCCAGGTATAGCACAGTCTTAGCTGTTCGGCGGTTCACAAGGCTATACCCCTCAATTGCCTGGAGCAGGTACCTGTCGCCATTGAGCGAAATAGGGTTGCGGAAGGATAGCCCGCCTATTTCCCCGTCGTTCCACAGGGCGAAGGCGGTTAGCTTTCTGCCTACCTCCATGCGCTTTAGCGTCTGCAGGTGAAATGTTTTCATTAGCCCTTTCACCGGATAGCCGAAATTCGTCACCTCATCCGAAAATGAAAGACTCCAATCGCTCCCGCTTGCGTCGTTGTAGTTCACCTGAAAGGCCATAGGCGGGGCGAATGGTGCATTGGCCGACGTATCCGGGTCATAGACGCGAACGTATCCGTCCTGGCCCCCACGTTGCCCCCCGAAATATAGCAGCTTAGGGTTGATAGTGTAGTCCGGTTTCGCGTCGGGGCTTTCATAGTAATCTTCCCCATACAGCAAGGGGACTTGAACCGCTAACCCCCCGCTGCTGATTGCCGTGTCCTGGATATGCAAGGTCTTGGCGAAGTACGTCGTGTAAGCCCAATTGCTCCCCGCTGGGTAGCGCCCATCCGGGAAGCGGTACCGCGCACTATACAAGTTCGATGCGCTTTTCTTTTCCAGGTTTTCGGTCGTTACGTCGCCCGTTCCCCATGCAAGTACCTGGTCTTGTACCTGCGATGTATCGAACGCCCATTCGCCGCCCTGCGTAACGTCAACACGCCGCGTTACGTCTGTTACGCCTGATGTACGAAAGAACCCCTCCCGCGTTACGCTTGTTGCAGCTCCGTCGCCGTCGTTGCGGTAAGAAAGCGTGTAACGGTCTTTGGGGTACGCATAGACGGTGCGCCCCGTTACGTCTGTCTCCCAAGCAAGGTTGAAAACCCGCGTAACGTCTTGAATGAAGTCCTTGACGAACCATGTTCCAGGTATGATGTAGTCGTATTCCAATGTCTCCCCGATGCTCCAGCCCTCTTTTTCCGCTTCGATGGTAAGAAGCCAGTCCGACGTACTGACGAACGGATCCACCCCGCCATATTGTTGCGGGTACCATTCGATTTCCACCTCGTCGCCTGCTTCCAGGTCGCCCAGCCATTCGAAAGAATGAACACCGACGTACTCGAATACATACGTTTCTTTTACGGTGCCATTCACCTTGATGTATACCTCGTTTTGTCCTGGGTTTAATGAACCAAAATCCGCTGTCCAGGATACAATCACGCTGTATAGTGCCTTTTTAGGTGCGGTGTATTTCCCGGTTGTGGTATCGTAGTTGTTCCCCGTGTCGTAGTTCGGGGGGGTACTATCGTCATCGAAAATAACCGTAGTGTACACCGGGCTTGTAACGGTAAGGCTTGCAAGGCTCGCCTGTGCGTTTATCGTCTGCTTAATGTAATCACCGTCCAGGGCGAGCGGTACGAGTACCACGAGGCGGCTGAAAGGTTGCTCATCGAAGCAGGAAACGAACTTATAGCCGATGGATTGAAAGCCTTTCAGAAATATCTGTCGAAGGGATAGGCAGGGCGTTAGTTCGGTGTATTGCACAGCATCCTCCAACTCCCAGGCTTTCCACTTGATAAGCGAAAAACAGGTTTCATCTGTGGCGGGGTTAGCATCACATAGGGCGTCGTAGTTCACCTTAGTCAGTTCCACGTCACCCCACGATAGCGAGCGCACCAGCGTGCCGCCTATGGCCTGGAACCAATCCGCATTGTTGCCCACGAACGCAGTCCGGTACTTGGTGGCCTTTAGCCCGTGTTCGCCGAACCCCATTTCTACCTGTTGCACTTGCACTTTCCCGGATGAGACAGGAACGCCGTTCACCTCTATTACCGCGTCCAGCTGTTTCTGCTTGTCAGATGTGCTGCGGGCTTCGTCCAGATGCTGAAATATGGCGTGGTTGCTTTTCGTGGCAGGGAGTGCGAACGTTCGCGATGAGTGCGCACCCTGTATGCTTCCCGGCTGTGTGCCCTCTATGGCGATATTGATACTTAAATCTTCACCCTGTGCGACGTCGGCACGTTGCCCGGCTATGAAAAGCGTTACCTCTTTCATATTTCCTGGGAGTTTTCGGCGCCTAAAATGAGCGTGAACTTAGCCTCTGCTGTGCCCGTGCGCGATATATCCACAATAGCCTCCGACGGTTCCACGGTAACGGGTATGTAATTCCCTGCGCTGTCCAGGATGTACGCTTCCGGGGATCGGCGAAGGTATCGCAACCACTCCGATACTTCCGGGGTGCATGGCTCGGTTACGTCGAGCGTCACCTGTCCAGATACCTCCGTTTTGGCGATGCCCCGCGAATAGCTTTCTACAGGGGGATTGGTGTCAATATCCCAGAACGGGGCAAACTGCGCAATCTGTCCGGTATCTCGTTGGCGTTGTTCGATACGCCCCTTAATTGTGTATTGCTCCGCGCCTCCCAGCTTCCCGAACCAGAAAATACGGCGGTGCCAGGAACACGCCTCTACCTTGTCGAAGCGCCTTAGTTCACTGCTTCGCGTGTATGTGCTTCCGACGTATTGCCCTACGCTTATGGTATAGTAAGAAACAGAAGTCATAGAAGAGGGAAGGGTGCCGGACAATACGCTCCAGGAACCCGTGCCGAACATCTGCGCGGGGCCACACTTGATGGTGCGCATACCCTCGGCGCTCGATTGATTGCCCGCGTTCACCACGACGTTGCGGATTTCGCTCCCCGCTGCGTTGTAGTAGATGAAGTTAGCCGCATTGGTTCCCCGTTGCAGGTAGGTGAGGAAATAGGCATCCGACGTGCTGACGTCCTGCGCGGTGGGTCCTGCGTTCAAGAAAAGAAAATCCCCGGTGGCGCTTGGTTGGTAGTACTGCCGCATGAAAGGGGAAGATAGCGGCGTTACGGCGTTCACGCAATACAGCGTGTTCGATGTTTCCCCGCTGCCTGATACCGTGTCCAGGAAGCCCGAACTGTTGCGCACTTCCAGTTCGGTATAGAGATAGTACGGAGTGAATGCGTCCGGGTTGGCTATGAAGCCCCTACTGCCAGTCTCCCCGAAAAACGACGTCTTTTCCCCCAGGTATGGGGCGACGCTCCTTTCCGTGAACGAGCGCACATCTATGTCGAAGTCGTACCCGACGGCTGACGTACCCCACGATTTTCGCCATGTGCCCACGGCTGTGCTGTTGGCGTATAGGGTGCATACGACGTTTTCCGCGTCAGCCGTGGTTGAACGGTTGTTGCGGAAGTATTGCGGGCGTTGCGGGGTGCTGACCGTGTCGGGGTATATCGTGAAGCTCATCTATTGAGAATTGACTTGAACATTACATCCACTTGGACATTCCATATCCTTTCTACCTCCTCCTCTATTGCCTGTGCTATCTGTGGCGTCAGGGCGTCGAGCGCTGTCTCTATGAACCCCGTGCGCTTTCCCGTCTGACTGAACCGCGCACTTGAGCGCGTGGGCATACCTTCGCGCTTGTGCTTCGATGCGATAGCGAAGGCAATGCCGAGGGCTTCCTTATCGCTTGCGTTCATGCGGGCTTTCGCGTATTGTTTCAGCCCTTCAATGTACTTGCTATGCCTTGCACCGCTGCCAGGGGAATAGGGGATACGGGGTCCTGGGATACCTGCATTCAGGTAGGCCATGTAATCAGCTAGGTAGCCCTCTATGCGGATACCCAGGGAGATAGGTAGTTCTATTGCGTCCATGTTGCGCACAGCCTGTCCGCTTAGTTCGTGGCCCTGCTTCTTCCATTCGATTGCAATGCCCTGCAATGCTATCTGCTTCACCCTATCCCCTAATGCACTCATGAACAAGATGCGGTTACAATAATGGAAAATGTGAGCGTAACAGTTACGAGGCGTTGCGTACCACCGAAACTGTCGAAGCCCTGCGTTATATTGCCCGTAATCGCCATGCCGTCCGGTTCGCGCTCCAGGCGTCTGCCCTTCAGTTCTTGCACCCATTCAGAGGCAAGCCCCTGCAGGTTCGCCCATTGCTCCAGTTGCGTGTCGCCTACGTATTCGCCCTGATTGTCGTACCCTTCTAGGTCATCGAAAAACAGCGTAATAGCATAGGTATCCTGTTGGCGTATCGTGTCCTGTGTAGCGGTGGGCACGGCGAAAAACACGCGCGGATAGGTTGCCTCCTGTCCGGTCTGCGGATCAGCACCGCGCGTCCTATCGAACGGCCAACCAAACGCGAAGCTGTTAAGCCCTGGCACGCTTTCCGATACGTCGCGGAATATGTCGTGAATGCCTTTTATGTCCATACCTGCGAATTTACGAGCGTTTCAGCCGTGGTTTTTAGAAAGTGATGGTGTTATTTTCTATCCGCTGCTTGTGCCTTGCTTTCCGCTGCCTTCGCTGCGAGATAATGGAACGCTTCGTATAGGTTGGCGCGTTCGGCGCTATGCAGCGGGGTATAGCCTGGCAGGTTGAAGATACCCGATTCTGCGACAGCCTTGATAGTCATGTACCAGCCAAACCGCTCGCTTAGGTATCTATCCCCGGCACTGTTTCCCCCTCCACCGTATAGGTCAGGAAAGCGAGTGCGTATCTCATGCTTAACCCGCGCAAAAAAAAAGCGACCTGGTATAAGTCGTACATGGTAAGGTGTTGCGCGAACGTTGCCATGTTGCGCTGATATTGCTCTTCGCTATACGCAACGCCTAACGGGCGTAACAATACCGCCGTAACGTTCAGCATCGCCGTTGCGTTGCCGTTGCGTACCGATTGCAAGTCCTGCTCGAACTGTGCCGCTTCCGCGAACTCTATCAGGGTGCTTTTCTTCATCAAGTCGCCCGGTAAGGAATACACCTCCCCGGCAATATGATACGTGCTTTTCTGCTCATCCGGTGGGGGTTGCGTAAACACGGCATTCACCTTAGAGGCGAGGAACTCCAGCGTACCCAGCTCCATATTGTTCGTGCATACCTCATACGGTACGCCCGTGAAATGCGACACTACCCGTGCCAGGTATGGAAAGTAGGTATTGGCCCGCCATAGGACGCCCGTACGGCTTTCCACGTCGGCGATAATCGCCTTAGCCTCCATGCACTGCCTGTATAGTTCCGGGAACGTCAGCGCGCACTTCTTAGGCGCGGTTCCTTCGTGTATCGTTTCCATGATACGCGCGCGCGTCATGCCTATTTTACGCTCCCACTTTTCGATATCAGGCTCTACGTCTTGCAGCATCGTATGCGCCTTAGACAAGTCGCTGATTTCTTTCGGGTAGCCCGGTTCAATGTCGCGCAGGTATTCCAGGTAGCGCGTCGCGGTGATGTCGTGCCAGCTGTCCGGATAGGTGTACCGTTCGCCCTTAATCTCGAATAGCGTCATTTACGGCGGCTTTTAGGGCGTAATACGTCCTTTTCAGGGGCTTCTTCTGTCTTGCTATTAGCAATGTAGTCGCCTGCTGTGTCCTGCGTCGTGGGCGTATCCTGCGCCTGTGGTTCGCCATACCGGAACACCTGTTCGGCGCTGTTAGGGCGCTTCGATATGGGCGGGGTAGGGATGCCCAATTTCCGACAGGATACCTCCAGGGCGCGGAACGCTTGATTGGCCCGCTTCCCGTTGGCTGTCCATTTTCCTTTGTGTGCCTGCATTACATTTCGGGCTTCCTTGTATGCAGCCTCAATAATGGCCTTTAATTCGTCTTTCATGTTCGATTTTTACCTGCCTGCCACGAATGAACTCCCAGCATTCAGGAAGGTGAAACAATATCTTAGGGCGTCCAGGGCGTGCTGGTGCGCGTCTATGGGTACGCTGTGCTTCTTGTCGTTCCACGAATATAGGCGCAGTTCGCGCTTAATGTCGTGGCTTTCCTGGCTGACTACGATAGTGAAGTCCTGGAGCGCCCGTATGCCATTGAGGATGCTATCAGGACCCTTGTCAGCCTTCTGTGCGTTCACGCCTGCCTCCTGCAGTTCGGCAATCAGTCGCGGCTCCGACGTGTCGCATATCACGGGCTTTCTGCCTGTGCGCCTTGCTACGTCGCCCCGTACACTCGATGTACTTAGGTTGGTTGCGTATAGGTGCTGCCTGACGTACACCCGTTTCAGCTTCTTGTCTATCGCCACTTCTACCAATGCCAGCGGGTCCGGGAAGAAACCGAAGTCCAGGCCATATGCAGAGGGTAGGGATTCATCGAACGCGCCCTCTATCCAGTTCTGATACACAGCGCCCTCGCTGCGCTCCAACCATTGGCCGAGGAAGCGGTGCGCATACTTAGCGGGCTGCGTATCGCGTAGGTGCGCTATCTTGTCCAGGTAGTCAGCGGATAGGTGCTCTTTAGATACATGCCAGGTAGTATGTATGTGCGTCAATTGCGGGTGTGTGCTGATCGGTACCTGGTGCCCGTCTATGTCGCGGTATTTCGTATGACCCTCGAACCAGCGGCGATATACCCAGTGGTCTGTGGTCTGTGGGTTCATCGCTATCAGTACGATGTTCGGGGCATCCTCCCGGCGTATACTTTCGTCTATGGTGTCGAAGGCTGCCTCATCTGTGAACTCCTCTGCCTCGTCCACTATGAACACGTTTAGTTTCGGGATAGACTTTAGCCGTGCCGTCTGGTTCCCGCTGCTCGTCTTGATACCGGAAAACAGTATATCCGTACCCGTTACCTTGTGCCGTATGTTGGTGCGCGTTACTTCGACATCGCCATCTATACCCAGCAGGGTTAGCTTGTCCTGGAATTCCGGGATGATGGATATTTCGGCAGCTGTCATCGTGTAGCGGGTGTATAGGATACGCCACCCCGGATGCCTGGAGAGTGCATCGCAGGCCCACAATGCCATGCTAAAGGACTTAGAGGAAGCCCTCCCGCCTGTCAGTAGGATGTACCGTGTCTTGGGCAGCCAAAGCGGCTGATATGCGCTGTTAATCTGTATCTGCATCCTTAATGAATACAATGGCCGCAGGGGCTTTTATCTCGTTGCCGCCTGTGGTGTGATCTATCTGCTGCTTAGGGCGTCCGTAGCCGTATGCCAGTAGCATATCAGCGGCCTTTAGGTTGCCGTCTATGGCCATTTGTCGCAGGCGCATGAGTACGGCTTGAAGCGCGGTTTTCCCATTCTTTTCGTCTGCGAGTAGTTCAGCCATTGCGCCTTTCAGGTCAGGCAGCTTGGGGCGTCCCTTCGGATTCCCTGAAACTCCCTTCTTAAACGGCTTATTGTTCGGTATCGGGTTTTCCTTTTTCATTCGTTGGCTGTTTTTCGGCTGTTTGAGCGGAACAAACGGCTAACCGCTGCCTCAAATCCGGGTATTCCTGCCTCATAGTATCGTCTGCCATGCATCGGCGGGTAAAATCTTCTTCCGGTTCGCCCGGTTGCGGTTGCGGTATCGGCATAATCAGCGTTTTTCGATTATCCAAAAGTTCTTATCCTCTAACGCGAACGTACGCCCGAACGTTTCTTCTACCGCCCTGGCAACGCCCTCGAACGCACTAAAGTCATCGCCGAACATTGTTCCGCCTGTTCTTAGCAGGGGCATGTATGCGGCTATGTCGGCCTTAACGTCATCGTATTCGTGGCTACCGTCTATATATATGACGTCAGCTTGGACCTTTTCGCTACTTAAATACCGCGCTGCCATAAGGGAAGGCATGGGGATAGGCGTGATATAGCGTTCTACGCCTGCTGCTTGGACACATCGCAGGAAATGGTAGTACACCTGTGGGTAGCCGTGTTTTAGCATTAAGTCGCGTTCTGGGGTATCCTTGTGCGTAGTCCAAAACTCCAATGCACCCAACCAGGTATCCACGCAGTAGATGCGGCCCATGCCGTTCGGTAGGTTGCGGGCCATCTGTATGGCGCTTGCACCGTGCCAGGTTCCCACTTCGATAATCGTGGGCGCTACGTACTTGCTGACGATGCGCTGAAATATCGGGTGTTCGCTATTCCAGCCCTGCGCCATCGGGAAAGCGTCATCGCTGTATGGTATGGGAAAGACGCCCTCTCCTATCTTGTTGCCCATCGTTCGGGGTTTAGGTTGTCTAATCGGCTGTTTTCGCGCGTTCGTTGCGGTAAATTGGCGAACACCTGCTCCATGTTGCGGGGCGTAACGGTGTTCTTAGCCGGGTCGTCGTGGTTCTGGTGTATCACCATTGCGGATTCGTCATAAGGCGTAATCGTAGGGATAGCAAGTGCGCTGCGACGGTTCAATAAGTCCACATCTACTACACCCCATACCGGGGATTCGTTCAAGCCTCCCAGAGCTTCCCAGGTTGCGCGGTTTCCCCCTCCCCATATCCATGAGTGCCATACGACATGCCTATCCATTGCAGCGTGTACATAGTCGGCTGCAGGGCCTTCTATGGCAGTTCCTGGCACATCGTAGAAGTCTGGTATGTTGCGGACATTCGTCAAGTCGTAGCCCATTTTTAGGGCGTGCCAGTTGTCCTGCATGTATTCTTGCTGCGCAGGGGTAAGGTAGTAGCCCTTGCAGGAAATCCATAGCGGCGTATTGTACACCGCGCACGTCTCGCGGGCTTGCTCTATGGTGCGCTTTCCTGGCATTACCTCCGGGTGCGTAGCGAACACTGTTTCACAATGCAGGCCATAGAGCGCGTAGCTGATACCTTCGTTCAAAAACTGTGCGCTGTCCCGCCATTGGCCGTCGGGCTTTTCAAGTCGGAAGTAGTGAATATCCATCACCTCGGCCCAATCGCGCACTACCTGCTCCGTGTGATCGGTACTGGCATCGTCAATGACGATGAGGCATGTATCGTCTTTCATGGTGCGGTGGTACCATACCAGGGAGTTTTTGAGCAGGTGTGCGCGGTTGTACGTGCCCATCACGACGGCGCATCGGTATTGTAGGTTGGCGTTCTTTTCGGTGTATAGCATGTTACTTGGTTAATATGTGCCATTCGTCAAGGCGTTGGCGATAAAGGGTTATGTACGGATGTTCGTCTTTAGACGGTGGCATAATGTTGCGCCAATGGTCGCCGTGTTTCAATATTTGGGCAACTTTTTTGTACATCGTCTCGTTGAGTTCCATCCCTGGCGCTTCTTTTCGCAGGTTAGCCCATACGTTAGACGCGCGGCGGTGTTCTACAACGGAGTAACCGGATACGGCGGCACCGTTCAGCACATTGTCAATTGCATATTTCATCACCAAGCCCGCCCATATATCGGCGAAGCGGTCGAATACCTCCAGTCCGTCCTGGAGTAGTTTTCTGCCCATTGGAGCCTGATAGGCGTAGGGTAGCAGTTCTTTTCGGAATGCGAAGTTCATGGCGCACACCGGAAAAAAGGCATGGCAGGGAATGTGAAAATGGTTGAACTCCACATTGCGAAGGTCAGGCCATTGGAGTTGTTGGATTGCATCCAGGTCTGGTACATTGCGCCACATGCCGTGGGATAATAGTACGGGGTATTGTGGCAGGTTGTATGGTACGCCTCGCATGTTTACGAACCCTTTGGCGGTGTCCACCCAGTCTAATTGTACGCTACGCAATAATGCCCATACATGCTCTTTAATGGGGTCGAAGCCCTCAATAGGCAGCACATCGTCATCCAGGGAGATGTATATGTCCGGGTCATCGTTGCGCTTCGCTGCGAGAAAACCCAGGTTGCGGACGGCGTCGGTAAAATTGTAGATGCAGTCCGGTATCTCGATAGCAATGTCCAGCCATGCAATAGGGGATAGAACCGTCTTATACGTCGGCGTATACGTGTCGCTATTGTGCTTCCAGCGTTGCACACGCGGCGTTTCCCCGTCCAGGACGCGGTACACGGCGCACTGATGCAGCCGGAACAATGGTTCCCAGGCGGGAAAAAACTCGGTATCGAATAGTTCGGGCCGGATAGTCGGAATGATTACCGCAATTTTCTTTTTCATAGGCTTTCCAGTATTGATTTTCGGATTAAATTCCATGCGTCCAGGTTCCGGTGTTCTTCCATCCATGCCCGGCCTGCTTTCACGGTTTCTTGCTTGTCAATCTTCCCGCTCCTTATTTCACTTAACAGCACTTGCAAGTGCATGGGATTCTTATAGCGCACCACCCCAGGGTGTTCCCATTCTGCCAGTCCTTCCGGTGCAAGCACAGCGCCCCCAGAGGTGAGGACCTCCATTGCAAATATGTTGGACTTCGCGGCGTTGAAATCGTCCAGGGTGAGAGGATAAAGCCCCCAGTCTATGCCACTATTGCGCATACCCTCGAATAGCTGATACATCGTCTGCCAGGGGATGAAGTTGGCTTTCCCTTTGAACCAAGGCAGTAGGAACTTTTCGATACCGATGAACATGAGCGACGTTGCGGGATCGTCTCCGAGCATACGCCATACCTTTTCAATTGTCCACAAGTCATCCAGGTGCGTGGTACTACCCCTCCAGAACACGCGCAATGGGTTGTGCTGTGGTACAATTTCGCCGTATGGGGTGCTTTGCATGTTCGGGCAATTAGGTACGACGTAGATTTCCCGCTCGAACAATTGAGCGTAGAACTCTGCCAGGAACGGGGTGCTGACTATTAGCGCGTCGCCCATACTAAGGGCTGCGTCCATCGTCTGTTTTACCTGTGGGCTGTTGAAGTGCTTCGATGCGGGGTTGGCGTCGGTTAGCCCATGCAATAAGTCGTCAATGTCAAGCAGTATCTTTTTGCCCATCCGCTTCGCTTCTGCTATGAAGTTCAGCGTTTCATCGCCGTTGGGGCGTTGCACCACCATCACATCCGACGTGTACATGTGGTGCCACTTGCAGTTTTGCGGGTATTGGATTTCCAGGCTAATGCTTTTGTCTACTTCTGCCAGGCGTCCGAACGGGCCAATGGTGCGGTAGTAGTCGGTAGCGGCGCTGGTTGGGTTAGCAAGAATAAGTATCTGCATGGGGCTGTTTTGTTTTTTTAGATTGTTTCGCTTGCTTTTCGACCAATGCCAGAGCAAGGTCGTGGATTAGCGCCGGGATTGCCTCGTCGGGGATACTAAGCCTTGTTTCCTGATCGCCGGCTTCCCATGTGAGCGCAATAGTCCTATTTTTGCCCACGAACTTGATTTTAATGTTTATACTTTGTTGCATAGTGTTTTTTTATTCAATTATAGTTGTTGCTTCCAATAAGTAGTGCTTCCTCAACTCCGCTATCTCGCTGTCAGCATCCTGGCACACCTTTTCAATCACTACCAGGACGTCGCCCGTCTTCGTATGCCGTGCGCTCCGTATGCCCCACCCTGCTACCTTCCAGGGGGCTTCTACGCCGAACGCCTTAACCATGTGCGGGGTGCGCTCCATGCCGGGCAGGGGTAGGCGGATGGTTGCGGTGGCTATCTTCATATCTCCTTTTTTTCTTCCATGTACTCAATCAGACGCGCAGCAATGTCCAATAGTTCGGTTACAAGTCCCTGGCACTCCATACCCGCCCTAACAGCGTATTGCGCACCGTCCAGCAGTTCTTCGAGTAGGTGCATACGAAATTGCGCTTCGTCTAAGTCTGTCCTGTCCATCGTGTGCCCATACTTCTGCTCCCCTACCTGTTGGCGTTCGCGGATGAGCTGCATTATCTTGCTGACGTGTTCGGGTTCGACGTCGAGCATGTGGGCGAGGGTAAAATATAAGGTGGCGTTAACCTGCATCGCTTTTTTTTTAAAAACCCTCCCAGCGGATAGCCGGGAGGGAAAACCAAAAACATCTATAATCGCAAAAGCCCTATGAAGTCAGTGCTGTCAATTTTCGATACAGCCGCGACGGTTGCGGCTTAGGGTCGTGGGCATCGGTGTAGCTACTCTGTTGCCGCTGCATGTACCCAACTTCGGGCATGCTCTTAGGAACGTGGTACGATATTTGGCCTATGGGCATCCCGGCGTACACCTTAACAGGTTGTACTACAAAAATCTCCAAAGTCCAATGGCCGCGAAAGCCAACATCGCCAAACCCGGCGGTGGCGTGGATGTTGATACCCAGCCGCCCTACCCCGCTTTTGCCGTGCAAGACGGGTACATATCGGAGCGTCTCGGTGTATTCGAGCGTAGAGGCCAAATACAAGTTACCAGGGAGCAGCACAAAGCCCTCGTCCGGTATTTCAAAATGCCTGACATTGCAGGGCTTCTTCGCGTCCAAGAAGTGGCCGTCCGGCTCGTAGACGCACAGGTGCGGGGACAAATGCACGTCAATGCTGTTTGTCCCCACGCTGTCCCCGAAAATGGGCTTTACAACAATGTCGCCCTGGTTGAGGGCGTCAATAAGGTTTTGTTTAGTCAATATCATGTAATTGGTTTTTAGTCGCGGGGGCAGGACTCGAACCTGCGGCCTCCGGGTTATGAGCCCGTTAAGCTACCAACCGCTCCACCCCGCAATTTGCCACCGAGCCGGGAATCGAACCCGGACGCACAAGGCTCTCGTTTATGGTTGAGCTGCACACACTCTCGCCGTGCGTAGCTGCCTGCCTCGGGTGAAAATTGCCCCGACCTCTTTTGGCCGGGGCATGTAAATCAGTCCTATACAAATCCCAAAAACCTTGCTTGTAAGCCCGCCCTATCCGCTGTCCCCTACCTGCTGCATAAGGTCGCTAATTTTCCCGTAACAACGATTAAAAAAGCAGGTATGCGCGGTCTGCAGGGCGGGCTGTATCTTATTACTCGGTATCGTCGAAGTCCTTCCGCTTTCGCGGGTTGGCTGCCAGGTACATGGCCAGCATCCCGACGGCTGCGAAGGCGAATATAAGCCCGAAAAAGAGGGCGGCGATTACCTTCCCTATCATGAGTATTTAGCTATTTCGCGCTGAGCGGCCATTATCTTAGTGCGCTCATCCCCGTTGATTGTATTGTCCAAGTGCCATTCTAACGCCTTTTTCAAGACGTTGAGGCATCGGGCGCGTTCGTGCGTTCCGGGTTGCGTGTGAACCGGATGCAGGTTCTTGTAAATCTTCCCCCAATAGTTGTATTGAAGGTATTTCGTGTCCTTGTTGTATTGGCTGTCGTAGTGTTCGGCTTTGGCGTGTGCATCTCGCGCCGACAATTGCGGCAACGGGAAAAGGGGCGTGTACGCGGCGCTCATAGCTTTACGGGTTTAGCGGTGGAGTAATCGTAGAACTTCGCCCCGGCAATCAGCACAAAGGGCAATCCGTCGTGAACGATAGTTACCTTTTGGCCGGCACGGGGTTGCGCTTCAGACGGGAGGAGCAGGCGGTACGTGTTGCCATTGGCGTCGGCGGCGGTTGTGCGGTAATACCCATCCCCACCAATACCCTGGAGGCGTAGTGCGATGCGTTCGGATTGCCGAATCACCGCCTCCGTGGTGGGCGGCTCGGATGCTGCAAGAAAGGCAGCGAGTAGAAGAATGGTTTTCATATGTGTTTGGTTTTTACAAATTTACGAACTATTTTTAAAAATCCTATTTTGTACGGTGATAAAGATACATCGCCACTTGAAAGGCGTCCACCTCATCCGGTGTAGCCGTCTGCCAGCCGATAGACTTCAGCCCCGATTGCTCCCCGACGGTACGGGCAATTTCGCGGGCTATTGACATATTGCGCTTCCCATTGAATACGCCCCACTTTGCGCCCTTCTGTCGGGGGCTGATCGCTGTTACCCGCTCCGCTCCAAACTTCTTAACCAGGTAGTCGCATACTACCTGACTAATCGCCTGGTTCTTCCCAACGTCCCTGGACTTCGCCATTAGGGTGCGGGTGTTCCCGCCCCGGAGGTATTGGTATGTCGTATCGTCAAGGTTGCTGTTTTCAACACACCAAAGCACTTTGTCAAGCCATAAATACTCAACATAATCACAGTACTTCAAGAAGTCTGCAAAGTTCTTAATGGTGCCAAACGTAACAATGCCTTGTTCGATTATCGCAGCCCCAAATCCACCCTCCCGGAATGCGGGGTCGAGGCCAATAATTACCGTGTCTTTTCCCATAGGAGTATCTTTTTCGCGTAAGCTATCCTAAGCCCGTCGTAATCGTTGGCCTCAATGCGTTTAAGGATTGCGCGGGCATTGAAAATATTTTCTTCTTCTTCAGCCCGTCGGGCCATTTCAGCGCGTGCAAGTTCGGCTGCCTGAATCCAGGCCTCTTTCTTTTCATCCTCGGTATGAACAAGCAAGCCTAACCGGATAGCCGTATCGTACCAATGCACGGGTATGTCCTCCATCGTGCCCCGATACCCGGCCAACTTAGCCGGAAATTCGGCTTCGTACTTTGTCTGTCCTTCAATATCCCGGCGCTGTTTCTCCGCTTCGCGCTCCGCTGCCTCCCGCTCCTTTTCAATAGCAGCGCGGGCTGCGTTGCGCTCCAATTGATACGCTGCGAGGATATCACCGAACCCCTGGAGCGCGAACTTACCGTAGAACTTAGCCGACGTTTCTAGTTCGCCGCTGGCTGCGAGTTGGGCGGCTGTCAGTATCTCCCCTACCCCCAACCCTGCGAAGCGGTTGCGCACCATGTCCACGGCGATAGCCAATGCACCAGGGGCGGGCTGCTCTAACCCGAACGCCTGACAAAATAGCCCTATTGCCCGGCCAATGGCAGCGGTGGCGGCATCTCTGTCCATCCGTCGGATAGGCTCGGAGAGGCCCGTCTTGGTGGCTTGTACGATAGCTGGCAGTGTGTTCATTTCGATGATGCGCTATACGTCCGGTATACATTCCGGCGCGTCGTGTAGAAAAACAGTTTGCCCTCGTATGTGTCGCACCATTGAATGCCGTGAAAATCCACGTTGCGTACTATAGGGCTTTTTCCGGGCTTCCCGTGAAACTTGTAGCCGCGCTTCTTCAAGTCTGCGATGAACTTGAACGCCTTAACCATTGCCCTATCAGCGGCTATCTGTTCTATCTCTTGGGGTGTTTTTTCTTGCGCCTCTTCTTCGCTGACCTGGCCGTCAATAGTGAACGCCATTTTCCCGTTGGCCACGTATGGGTTTTTTTCGGGGCGTTTTCGTGGTTGCACGGGCTTCACCTCCTTTAAAGTGAAGTTCACACCCTTGTCCGAGAGTTGCCGCTTTAGGGCCTTCATTTCATCCTGCATGCCTTTAATATGGGCGTTTAGGACGTTAAGTTCGGTTGCATGCCTTGCCAACGTCTTGGCCGCTTGCTCCTTATCCGGGAGCGTCGGGGCAACATGGCGGGCGTAGGTGAGTAGGTTCTTGCGCCTTGCAAGGGCCCTAGAAAGCATCTTGCGTAGGTCGGCGGTATATTGTTCTAGGTTGTCCATTAGAAGTTGATTTCGGCCTGCTCGTTCGGAGCAGGGATGTGAACATTAAGGTATTCCTTTGCGAATTCGATGCACTTATCAATATATTCCCCCGTCTCCTGCTTCGAGGCATCCTCTAAGGACGGTTCAACCTCGTGTATTTCGCCGTTCGCGTCGGCGATGCAGACAGGCTCCAGGAATCGGCGCTTCATAAGGGTATGGACAAGCTGTATGCCCTCCTTCGTATCCGGGATGTTGTTGCCCACCTCCTGGAAGCCCTGGAGGATGTAAGGCAACACAACCCCGAAATAGTAACCCAGTTGCGGATTAGTCTTTGTCCGCATTTCGGGCTTTACGGTGAGGGTAAACTCCTTACCCCGGAACATGGCGGCGACTTCGGCTTTGAAGCGCTTAGGTAGCTTTATAGTGCCGTCGTCAAGCACACGTCCGAGGTATTGAAGCCTTTTACTCGGCATCGGCGTCCTGGGTTGAGGGGTAAAATACCCTGATTTCAACGTCCTTGATTTCGGCTCCGTGTAATTCAGGTAAGACGTTAATGAAGCAGCGCTTAAACACGCGCTCAACCTCGCTGGGGTGCGCTGCCAGGGCATCGGCAAACTCCTGGGAGCAGATACGAGCAAGGTTTAAAAAATTGGGGCCGATGTCCACAATCCCTGGGCAGTCTACCCAGTTAAACGGCCCTTCGGGGTGAATAATCAAGCGCTTAAAGCGCTCAACGTTCATCGTAGTCTCGACAAGGTTTGCGTCCTCATCGAAAACGGTAATATGTACGTTACCAGTACGGATAAAGAAGGAGATTGATGGATACTTCATAGTGGTGTGTTTTGGTTTTAATTCTCCATGTGGTACCTGAAAAACCTCTCCAGGGTACGGAAGTAACCCAGGTACTTCTCAATGTGGTATTCATTCAGCGGTGCGCCCTCTGGCACCGGGGATGCGGCCATGTGTTTGCCTTTGCGCATCATGCGGGACGCAACGGAGGCCATTTGGCGCAACTTTTCGTTGAGCCAGGGAATATCCTTCTCGCTATAGAAGCGAGCTTCTAATCGTTCGATTATCTCCTGGGCTGGAGCTACGAGGGTAAGCAGGATGAAGGTTTTTTGCGCGTCCATGTGTGTGTTGTTTTGTTGCTACAAATATAAGATGCTATATTATACTGTGCAAGCTTTCACTAATATTTTTGCAAAATTTCGTCAATGCTCATCCCTACCATTGACATATCAGGTTCATTCTTCGCCTTGTACTGCGCGAATGCCGCCATCAGCTCCTGCCGCTTGCTGTTCAGGATGCACGGCGTGAAATTGCTCTGATACCATTTCCCCCCATGTTCCCAGGCTGCCTGGAGGAACACGTGCCAGTCATCCAGGGAACCGGATGCGTTGGGTAGCCCGGCGCACCATTCGCGCCACTTCTTGATAGCCGCGCCGTCTTTCGGTGCGAACACATACGAATTGCCCGTCTTGGACTTGGATACGGCTATCCCCTTGCTTTCTACGAATTGCGCCCATGCCTCATACATGAGGTAAGTCTCCGTCGGCTCCTTCGCGGCGGGGGGGGCTTCGCGCAACTTGGGGGGGGTTTTTTTCTTTTCGGCTTTTACCGGGGAGGGTTCGCCGAATGCTTCGAACTCGGCGGCCACGTCGCCTATATTTTCAGTTGAATTTTCAGGAAACCCTTTTTCGTTAGAAAAAGAAGAGTTATCATTTGTTCTATTATCCTTTGTTCTATTATATGTCGGATTTTTTTCCGTCTTAACTCGGATTTTTTTCCGAGTTGGCTCGGATTTTTTTCCGTCGGTTGTTTCAGAAACCGTATTCCATTGCCTACCAATGTCGGTAAGCCTTATGCAATCCTTTTCCCCGAACTTCTGCCATTCGATAAGCCCCTTCGCCTGGAGCGACTTGTACAAGCGGTACACGGTATCCGGTTTATCGGTAACAATAGGCACTTCCTCAACTGCCTTGTTGCGACTGCCAAAGTACCATGTTTGGCCGTTCACATAAATGGGTTCAGCCCATGAGGATAGGTTGTAAACGAACGCGAACATAGCCGCTTCGCTTAGGCTCAATTCCCATTCAAGGCTCTTTACCTGGTCTATTAGGATGGTGTATTTCATAGGGCTATGCTTGCATGAGTTTACGAATGTTAGAAATGTCTTTTTTGTCCAGGTCGAACCACTCCCCTCTTATTCGCTTGTGTGCGTACATTTCATGCAATCGCTTTTCACTTATGATTGATTCATGGCACGAAAACAATAGTTCAACATCCGGTTCCTGGCTTTGAAGGGTATTCTCTCGGTACTTAGGCGTTTTAGAACGGCCTATCTTATGCTTTCCTGTGGCATTGTTACGCATAAGGTACACGTTCCTTAGCGGAGTGCTGCCTTTTGACTTGGTAGGCATTTCTTCGACATACTTACGAAGCGATGCGTTAACGCGTTCACGTTCCTCAAGTATTGCCTGTGCGATGTTTCCGCTAAATTGTGGCTCAACGATAACGATTATAGTAGGTGCATCCATCCTACCTTGAAAAGAAAAACTAACATCAAATTGCCCATTCTTGAAACCGTCAACAATGGCTTTCAAAACTTGCTTTTTCTTATGTTTCATACTGAAAAAAGAAAAGGGGGATAGGCCACAACACACTATCCCCCATGTTAGGGTAAGAATCCCATTCATTAGCGCCCGGTTGTGGGCGTGCGCTAATGCCTCATAAAGATACTATATTTCATCTGAAAAACCGCAATCCCCACAGCACAATTTTTTGCGCTCTTCTTCATCGTCGGGTTCTACATATTGCGGCGCTTCCCACAATAGCGCCCCACAGTCGGGGCATCGGTTTTTGCTCGGTTCCCAATTCGTAGCCCAACTGTGGTCGTTAGGGTATTTTGATTGCTCGCTCATGATGTTAGGATAAAAGAAAAGGGGCAACGCTGCTACACATTGCCCCATTGAGGTGATTACACCATGCAGTAACGCCAGGTAGCAGGCTCGCGTTATCGCATCACAAATATAAGAAACTATCCAATACCGCGCTACTTTTCAGAAAAGTTTTTGCTGGGCGGTGTGTGCTTCTACCCTTTTCATCGCAGCGGCGAAGTACTCCGGGTCAAGTTCGCAGCCTGTCAAGTCATAGCCGTAGTCGTGGCAGGCAATGGCGATGGATGCGCTGCCTAAGAAGCAATCCAATACCTGCGCACCGGGGCGGGCATAGTGAGCGAGCAGCCAACGGTATATTTCCACAGGCTTCTGTGTTGGATGAATAGAGGCATTAGAGTTATCCCCGAAAATTGCCCCGTTCCAATTGCTCACACGAACGATGCTGCCCGGGGCATAGTATCCGGTATGCACATAGTTTGGCCTGTTTTTTTGTTGGCCATATAGCTTTGCGTCAACGTCTTTATCGTTTACCCTGACTTTGTGGCCTGTTTTTTTATTATCCTTCCATACATCGTTCCGCTTATAGTACACCGCCTTTTTCACCTTCGACACGGCTATATTTTCATGTTCGCGGAGGGGCATCCGGTTAGCGTTTAAAAACCCCCCTTTCATGGTTTTCTCCCATATCAGTTCGTGGCTGAACCTATCCCCCATAATGCCCACAACGCGGCTAAACATAGGCTGCTGGCCGAAACAGATAAGCGTACCGTCTGCCTTTAAGACGCGGTATATTTCCGCTATCCACTTTTCCAAGTCGGCAGCGTCATCCCAAGCGCAGTGCATTGTACCGTATGGCGGGTCAATTATGCACAGGTCGAAATACCCATCAGGATACCGCGCCATCATCTGCATACAATCCTCATTCGTTAGTGTAAGCATGGTTAGTCTTTTATCACCTTCCCGGCGTCGGGATGGTGTTCTTTCAGGATAGCCGCCAACCTGCCACGGTTGTATAGTGCCTGGTCTTCGTGGTATTGGATAGCGCGCTCCAGGTCCTTGATTTTGTCCGCTTTCAGTTCGGCTACTTTGGCCTGGGCTTCTTGCAGGGTTTCGGCGTAGTAGGTGAACGAACTATCCTTAGCCCGCTTGTGCTTCCCTATCATTACGAAGTGCTTTGAAACGGGGTGCGCGTTGGGGGTTTCTTCGATAGCGAAGGAGTATTTGTTGAGTTGGTACATCATTGGTTGTTGAATTTTGGCCTCTCCCAGAGGCATTTGGTAAAATCTTTTGGCGGTTTCCTTTTCCCCCACTCCATACACAATGCGGGGTTCTGCGATTGCCAGCCGTCAGCCGCCTGGATTGGCTTTTCTTTGAAGGTGTAAACGCTGCCATCGGCGTCAATGGCCTGCCAATTCCAGGCTGTTTTTTTCCATGCGATGGGTGGCGTTAGTCCGTGTTCGTTTTGCATACGTGTAATTTTTCTTCTAAGGTGAACAATTGGGCGGGGTTTAGTAGAACCATGTTGGTGGCGTCAACGGGATGGTCAAGGTAGAAAAAACCCCCGACAAGTAACGCATTGCCGGGGGTGAAAAAGTTACTAATGAAAACCCTAAAATTCTAACGATACTTTATCGCGGCTGCGATAGTTGTAGATTTCGGTAAGGAGTTGGCGGTATTGCTTGATTGAAACGCAGTTTACCATGGCGTTTGGTTGCAGCTTCAGCTTTTGAATCATTTTCTCATGGTCGTATTGCTCCAGGGAAAAAACGCCCAACATAGCTTGTACGAAAATAACCCGGTTATAGTCTGCGTAGTACGGTTTGAAGTCGGTGATTTGCTTGGCCGTCTTTTCGATAATTGCGGGATCGGCTAACGTCAGTTCGCCACTTGAAAAAATATTCTTGTGGATAGAGCCTTTTTTGTTGGTTTCACTCCTTAATGCCTTGTTGCTGCCTGGCACCGAGTAAGAACTCCTTTGGCATGCAATCGCAAAAGCAGCGGCAAACTTGAAATCAGGCCAACGCTTCATAAAACTCCTGAACTTGATGTATGGCTCAAAACCCATATCGCAATAAGCTTTAAGGTAGTCCTCATTCCTCCAGTTGCTGGAATTAGTGTTCAACACTTGAACCTCCTTCAACCCGTACCCAGGGGCAATGATGTAGTTAATAGGCAGGTTGTTGGCCTTTGCAGCGTTGAAGCGGTGTTGCCCGTCAATGATTTCAAAGCGATCATTCACCACGATAGGCGAAAGCAGGTATTGCTCCCCTATGCTTTTGGTTAGGCGGTACAGGTGCGCCTGGTTAATAGTGCGGTTGCCTTTCAATGTTTTAAAAAGACTGTAATCCATCGTCTGGCATACGTGGCCTACTACTTGCGCCATTGGTTGCGTGACTGTCATGATTGAAAAATTTAAGTGATGAAAAAAATAAGCCCCTGGCATGTAGGAGTATACCAGGGGCAAACAGGTTTTTTAAGCCTGCATTTCAGAGGCTCCTACCCCTGTGAAATGCTTTAGCAAATATAATAAGGTTTTTTATATTTTCAAATAGTGGTGAAAGTTTTTTTACCTTTTCTCTAATTGCCCCCCGTTGTAGATATGCAGCATCCCGGCCACCTCCGGCACGGTGCACTCCACGACATACCGCCATTGGCCTGCCAGGTTCTGAAATGCGGCCACGACAATACCGGGATAGCGGTAGCCGGATACCTTTACAACGTGGTCGCCTGGGTTGAATTTTTGTTCATTCATATCGCCCCTGCTTCTTTAAGTTGAATCAATGTATCATCCATCAGGATTGCCGACCCCCCGCCGTTCGGATTGGTAGCAATGAGGTGGATATTGCGCGTGGATTCGTGAAGCAGGTAGCAATAGAATTGCCCTCTCCGCGAGTAGTCTATGATTTTCATCCAATGCCAATAGCCAAAATCGTCATGGTCAATATTTTCTTGTTCGCACTTCTCTTTTGTTACGCGAAAAAAGCCATGCTTAACCAAGTCTTGCAAGTCGAATGTGTCTTTAATTTTCATGTCTTGTTGATTGAAAAAAAAACACCCCGTTGAAGTCAACGGGGTGCCGAAGGTCATGCAAATAATTATTCGTTGGTTTTCTCAATGGGCAGGTAACACTCGACCCAAACCGGGTCGAAGTTCACAGGCCAGGTACACCACCCCATTTTTACCCCTTGCGGGTCGAATTTCAGCATGAGGTCTCCGGTCTCCTTATTCGTGAAAGTAAGAGGCAGGTTACCTTCTGCGTGTGCCCGCATGAAGCGCAATTTAATCGGCATGCCTAACGCGCACTCGCTGTGCGCACTCCCAGGCACCTCCCGACGGTGCGGGCACTTGTAGCAATCGTTTCTTTCTTTGCTCATGTTTTTTGGTTTTGAAAAACCGGGGGCGAAGGTGCCCCCGGCCAATGCGTATGAAAAACTCTAAACTCACTATCAGAACTGAAAAAACCCTTCGCTGTCCCCCCAGAACTCGCACCCCATGTCCATGCCTTCAAGGTTCACGCGGTGCGCGGCGGAGATTAACTTATGCCAAAGGTAACGCGCTTTTTCACGGGCATCGCGGCCGATTTCAAAGGGAGTAACATACCCTTCATTGTCCACGGCGATAATGTAATACTTCAGCGGCTCGCCTGCCAGGTCGGCCTCATGGCAGTAGATAGCCCCTTGTAAGTGATATAGATTAGCCCGTATCTGTGCCCGCACCAACGCCTCCCCGCTCCTACCGCCCATCCGCTTTAGGTCCCAAACCACGCGGTTGCCGTTGCGGTCTCTGCCTTCGGCGTCCTTTATCCCCCGGTGCTTAAAGCCCTTGTAAAAGAACTCGACGGGCACCTGAAACTTAAAGTTTTCGGGATGCAAAAGCCCTTGAAAGGCAACGGTAGAATTATTGCGGATAGCTTGCTCCAGGATGCGGGCTTCGAGAAGCTGCTCCGCGCTGATACCTATGCGGGTGCCCTTTTCGGCAATCATGGCCTCCCAGGCGGCGATCTGTGCCAGCGTTTCATCGCTTGGCTTTTTCGCGTTCACCTGGGCGGCCGTGGGCTTTTTCACGTCGGGCATGAGGTAAAACACCTCATCGAACTTATCTGGCGTAAACAAAAGCACGTCCAGGAGCGTACCCTCGTCCATCGCCTTCGTGGCGGAGCGGGTTTGCTCGATGTAGCGTTGAAGCGCCAGCGGGGAGTGCGCTAGGGCTTTCAAGCGGCTAAATGAGAGGTGTGTGATATTCTTACTCATCTTCGCCCTCCGTTTTGCCGACTAAGTCAGTATCCAGCACATTCTCAATCGTGTCAATCATGCGCTTAATTTCTTTCGCGTCGGGCATTTTCATTTCCTCCGCTTCTAAAGCCTCTATCTCTTCGCGGCGAGCGGTGAACAATGCGGCGTGGTGGCGGTATTCGGGGTTGCTTTTGTACAAGAGCAGCAGGCTGTTTTTGTTGCCGCACATGTTTATGTCTTGTTGAAGTTGCTCGACGTCCACCCCTTTAGCGGGGTTTACCTGGACAGCCGCGATAGTCTTATCCTCGAAGGCAGCGGCCTCTTCTTCAATATGCAGCCCGCTAAGCTCGTCGCTGAAAGCCATTTTAAGGGCTTTTGCGCGGGCGCACTTGGCAATCATGTTGAAGGGCATAGACGCCGCCTTGTTTGTTGGGTTCGGGTAGAACTCATCGAACAACGCCGTAGCTGTGAACGGGCACCGGATACCGCTAATGATAGCGTAAATGGTTACGGTACACGACACAGGGCGTCGCCCTTGTGCTTTGACCTCGGCAGCGGTTAAGAACGAGCCGTCAGACTTGAGGTCGTACTGCTCTGAATCTACCCCGGCAAAGCGGCCTGTCCTGGCTGCTTTCTGTTGCAACCCTTCGATACCGACAATGGTATGAAAGGTTGACCCATACCGTACCAGGTAAATCTCCTTTCTGAAAGGAGAAAGCCCGTGTTGGCGGCAGGCCTCCGCAAATACTTCAACCTGAGCGGCAGGTGTGCCTGATGGGATTACCCCGGCTTGCGCCAGGGTTTCGATTTGTGCGGGGGTAATGCCCGCGATACTTTGAACTTGCATGGTGAAAAATATTTTGGTTGAATAATAGCACAAATATAAGAAAGCCTATTATATTTGCAAAACAAAACAGAAAAAACTTATGGAAAAAGTAGTAGCAGTGTTTTTTAAGATGCCCATGAGCGCGAGAAATCGCCTTAAAGAGGCAGCGCGTAAAACTTCCCAAGAAAGGGGCTATCGCGTCAGTATGACGCAGTTGCTCCTGGAGTACATCGAATCACTTTAAGTCATCACAAAAAACCAACAAACATGAACCAGCAACACAATTTTCAATCTGATACCTTCCGCGAACTTATGGAAGGAATCACGCGCAACATTCCCGCGCTTATGTTTTTCGGCATCGTCATTACGTACATCGTGACGGCTGCCCTGAACGTTCATATCATTCCCCTACCCGCTTACATCGCCGTGCCGGCTGCAGCCATGATTCAATTCGGCCGCTTTGCGGTCGTGTTCATGGACTTCTTGAACCCTACTGGGTATAGGTCTAAGTATCCACCGGTGATCGCCACCGTGGCCACCGTCGTGGCCCTGGTAGAATTGGGCTTTAGCGTCCAGGATATTGCCGAGGAATCAGCATGGAGCGCAGCCCGTTACTGGAGCGTGTACTTGTTCGGGGCAATGCTCATCGGCTTCGGGTACATCCTGGAACTGAATTTCATTGCTAAGGGCGTAGAAGCTTATGGCATGAAAACGTATAAGCGTAACGTCAGCGTAGAAGTTACGCCGCAAAGCCGCCCTATTAACCCGCAACGTAACGCGCAACCTGCACTTGTTACGGCTGAAAAGAAAAGGCCAGAGATAATGCAAGAGTTACGCGAACGCCAGGAAGCGCAACAAGCCCCGCAACAAGCCCCTGCGCAACACGAAGAACCCAAAACCGTTGTACACACAGCGTTTGAGGGGCTGGAGGACGAAATAAAATCCATGTCGCCACAGGAACGCGCCGTGTTGCTATCGGTAATGATTCAGCGGCAACGCAGCACCATCCGAACGAACAAGCAGCGTATCGCCGACAAAGAAAAGAAGGGCGTAAGCGACACAAGCACCCAGGTTGCAGCGATACAAAACGCAGAGGCGAAAATCAATTACTACCAGTCGTTCTTGTAGGCGCAACAACGACATATAACACTTCATGAGACTTACAGCCCGGCACATTTTGGCCGGGCTTTTTTGTTGCGCGAATTTTTTTTGAAAATATTTTGCAAAATGCTTGACAAGTATAATAAAGCGTATTATATTTGTACTATCAATAACGCACAAAACAAAAACATCATGCAAGTAGCAACCACCACCAACATCTTCGCAGGCGCAAGCAGCTTCATCACCACCCGCGTCGCCCTGGAGCGGTTAGGCTGGGATTTCGACGGGTACGGTATCACGCTCGACCACATCCGCATAGACGAAAATGAAGAAGGCAGCATATACTGGTCGCCCTGCGATTACACCGGGGATAACAGCCGTTCAGGCTCCGAGGTAATCCTCAGCCGCGATGTAGCGGCCTGCCTGAACGACCTCGCAACCCTCGCAGCCAGCGGCGAACTGCAGCCGCTCTAACCCGCGCCCAAAGTAACCACTCCACGAAATAGCGCGGCAGGCCAACCGCGTGAACAAGGCCAAAATACAAACATTCCCGGCGTGCCAGTTGCCGGAAAAAGTCCCAAGGGCATGGGTGAAATAATATGAATAAAGATTTTCAAGCTGCATTTGCCGCTAATATGTCCCGCAGCTCTTCCCTCGTTGAAGGCCAATTTATCCCGGCAGCTAAGCCGGAGCAAATGAATATTTCCGGATACGTTCGCGATGGCCGTATCTACGGCCAAGATTTCTCCCGGTTAGGTGGGATTTTACGGGCAAATGTAGATGTAACTGTCCATATTTACGAGGATATTGCATACAACCGCCTCTTAGAAAAAGGGGATGGAACTTACAACAACCTGCAAGTCATCCTTATTGGATGGAAAGTAGAGGAAAATTCTAACGGATATACAGACTGGCTACAAAAGACGCCGGTCTATGAGACAAAACAGACCCTAAAAGAAGTGCGGTGCGGATTTTTCCTTCGCCCCGGCGTAGCCCGCTGGGGGCTAAAAAAGTACGACCCATTTTGGGATGAGTACATTGTTAATACCGTAAAACTCGGAGTTAATCCCGACATTACAAGGAATGACGATATTTCCTTGTAGTAAAAACCCCGCCCGGCACATCAACCCGGCGGGGTTTTTCTTCAAATCAAAAAATCCACAAAAATGATATTCAAATACAAAGGTTTCTCCTTCGAGGTATCGAAGGTTCCAAACGGGTACTACCACTCCGTAAGTGTTCAGCACATATCGAATACACGGGGCTATGGCAGTACCGAACAACAAGCAATGGAAATGTCCAAGGAAAAAATTGACGCCCTTTTCGAGCCAACCACAAGCATAGAAGAGTTAGCGCAAAAAGTTAAGGATACCGCGTCCATACCAGACTATGAGGAGTTCGAGATACTGCCTGAGGTGTTGGCTATATTGTTAGGTAGCCACAGGCCAAGATAGCCCCACGAAAAAACCCCGCCTGACTTATCAAGCGGGGTTTTTCTTTTACAGCAGTTCGGCATACACATCATTACGCTCGAACGTGTCACCCTTCGCCCGGTGTACCGTAATGGCAACACCTCCCAGGCTCTTTGGCGGCATGCCGCGCTCGATAGCCCACCCGCTGCCAGCGGTGTACTCATCCTTATATGTTCCCAGCTTGATATGCAGTTGTTCGCGGAGCGTCTGCTTTCCGTTATTCTGATTTAGGTGCGTCCGTTGGATAGGAAAGATGTTTCTATCATGGGTGTGCCCTGATACCACTATATCAGCGTCCGGGAGGTACACCGCCTTGCGGCTTGCTTGTATTACGTCCTTCGTCACAGGGCCACCGCCTCCGTACCCGTGATGGTAGGAGAGTAGGGTGTTCAGGTACTTCTTAGTGTTGCGCTCGCTTCGCAGGATTACCCAGCCCGCATACGCTCCAGCCTGGCAGCCGACGGCAGATGCGAAGCGGCCTATCAAGTCAGTCTCCGCTCTTTTCAGTATGCTGGTTTCATGGTTGCCCGGTGTTACCATGAGCAAGTGTTTCCGGTATGGCTGGAAAAACGCCGCGCAATCGTCTATGATTGCATCCAGGTAGTTAGCGACATTGTGTTCGGGGCGTATGCCTTCCTTATTGCCCCGTGGGTCGTATTTACCTTGCATGGCGCAAAACAGATCGCCGAAAATAAACACCCCGGCGTCGCGTTTTACGGCGGCGTCGAGGTGTTTTTTCAGTAGTTCGCGGTCGCAATGCGGATTATCCCAGTGCAGGTCGCTTAACAGAAAGAATGAGCGCCGATGTTGCTTGTCCAGGCGAAAAGTAACCTTGTGTGTGTACGGCGTCAGTCTTTCAGTAAGCATGTTGTTACTTCTTATCCAGGGCGTCAAACAGCACATCCACCGCGCTGCCTACCAGCTTAACGATTTCATCCGATGCACCCGCCTTTTTCAGGACAGGGGAGAGGAAAGCGTCTTTCAGGAATTGGCGGGTATCGGGGTTCTTGAGCAAGCCCTCGAAGTACGCCTCCAACTGCTCGCCATTGTCGTTTTCGTGGTCGCTCATGAGTTGCAGCACATCCACGGCCACCTGTGCCAGGAAGAGCAGCAAAGCCCGCTTCGACGGGTCGGATACCTTACCGCCATACAGCGCGAACACGTCCTCCAGGTAGTCGGCCAAGTCGTCATGCACCCAGTTCAGCACCACCGTGCGCACCTGGTCGGCGTTGGCGGGGTTATCGTCGTTCAGCGCTACGACAATATCCCGCGAGGGTTTCAGAAATAGCAGCGCGCCGCGCTGTGCGATTTCGTTGGGCACCTTCTTTTCGATTTGGCCTTCCGTAAAATTCAGCCCCAGCTTCGCGATAGAGGCGAATAGGTCAGAGATTACCTTTACTTTCTTGCTCATTTACGTTTTATTTTGCTTGTGAAAAATTGAATTACAATATTGATAAGTTCGCGGGGATCGGCAGCGAACCGTTCGAGCATACTGATAATCACGTCGAGCGCCCGCATACCCAGCACACCCAGCATGAAGCCAACGGCTCGGTCAGGCAATTGCCACCCGCTGAAATATAACACGGCGTCGGTAAGGTATTCAGCGGCGAATGCACCGCCAATAATTATTGCTAGCGCCTCCCAGGGGGAGCGCTTCTTTTCGCCCAACATCCAGGACAGGATACCCCCGATTGCACCGGATGCCAGGACGTCAATAGTGTCCACCTTGTCGGCCACATCTTTCAGCTCCATCGCTATTTTCTTTTCTCGTTGGTATAATAGATAGCACTCCCGAACACTGCCAGTAGCAGCGCCGTGTATATCAGTATGAACTCGTAGAGGCTCATTTCCCTGTCTTTTTCGCGTACCAGCCGGATACAGCCTCCCAGATACCGGGTAGGGTAGTGGCGTACTTCCAGCAGGCAGGCGTTGCGCGATTCGGATCGTCATCGAGGTGGATAGTATTGGCCATTACCCCGAACCGTCGAAAGCCCGCTTCCCAGGCTGCATCCATGAAGTCCAGCCAATCGCCGTAGTTCTTGAAGCCAGCCGACGGGGCACAGTCCACCGCATAGCCGTGTTCGTGGGCGCTGTTTTTCACCGCGCCGGGATGCGCCTTTTGGATGCGAAAGGCAGCGGTTTTCGTCCTGAATGCATGACGGATAGTAATAGCCTTACCGTACGCCTCCCGCATTTTGTCCAGCTTAATCAGCGTAGATACCCGCATTAGCTGCCCTGTGCCGGGTTCACCTGCTGCATCGAACTCCGATAGGGCGAAGTGCTTAAGTTCTATCATGGCGCTTTATTTTAACCTTAGCGTGAAAGTATTGTCCATATTGCGGAATACCCGCTCCCGCACCTTGTACAAGTCTGTATTCTGTCCTGTGGCTGGATAGCCCACAACTCGGAGCATGGTATCGGCGTACAAGATTACGCGGTATCCACCGCTCCCAAAAAGTAGCCTGATATTACCCAGGGAGTTCTTCACCACGTCCGCCGGGACAAAGGCAGCCGTACCGATTTTCACTTGTGCATCGCCTAAAAATTGCCCCTCGAACAATGCCTGCATAAGCGTATCTAACCCCGGCAATTGCACCGCCTTAAGCGCCGTGTTCACATCCTGCCATTCAGTAACCACCTTACCTTTCTGCATCGCTTGCACCGCGTGGTACGTGTGCTGACGTATAGCGTCTACCTCCTTCCCGGTAAGGTAGCTGACAAGCTGTGCGCTGTCGCCTATGGGCTGCTTCGAAGCCAATTCATACCCATCCTCATAGGCCACCCAGCGGTTAACGTAGTACACGCTATCAGCGCCCAGCGAGATAGATACGCTGTCTTTCGTGGTATCACCGCTTTGCGCTGTGGCTAAGTAGGGTAGGAGTGCGAAAAAGAAAAGAATCCGTTTCATGTTGTTCATTTTTTTAGTTGCAAGTTGCTTTAATTTCGAGGGTTAGCCCTAAGCCTATGAGCGTCCCGGATATGTCGAATACCTGTCCCCGGATATAGTCGCCCGTAACAAGCGCTATGTTCGTGTCCTTCGTGTACACGGTTGTGCCCGATATGGCCTGCAGGTTGCCCCCTGTGCCATTCTTATCCAGTTGAATATCCGCCGTACCTGTGCCCGCAATGGCTTTCACGGTATAACTATCTATGCAATACCCGTTCAGTCCTGAATGGACAAGAAAGAAGTTTTTGGCGTTGGTTGTGTTCGTAACCGTGTCCCCCGGTGAAAATAGGTTAATCGGGATATACACGCTCGTAATGCCTGATGCGTTAAGCGTACCGGATGAGATACTTAGCCCTGTGCCCAATGTGATTGCGCCTAAATCCCCGTCGGCGTCGGCTCCTACTATGCGGGTAGGGGTATCTGTGGTTAAGTCGGAGATGCGCGCTTCGCCTTCGACGTGTAGGGTGCGGGCAGGGGAGGTTGTGCCGATGCCTACGCGGCCTGTGCTTGTGATGCTCATGCGGTTAAGTGGTTGTATCTGATCGCCCGGATTGGTTGCAAAGCGTAGGGCGGTAGGCATTGAATTAGTGTTTATCGTGCCATCTGTAATTGCGTATATCTGCGCTCCTCTTATGTAGGTCGTACCGTCAGCCCCCTGAAACGTTAAACGGCCTAACCAATCGCCATTATTTACTTTTGTTACACCTCCCAATGTCGTAGAACGATTTCGATATAACTGAACGTACGGAGTATAATCGTCAAAATTATTATTGCCAAGATAAATGTCAAGCGATGGTTGCGCTATTGCATCATTACTTGCTGAATGTATCTCAAGGTTATTCGTTAGCGAGTTGCCCGACGTATGCCCCAACATTATTTTATTGCCTGACGGGTTGTATAGTGCGCTATTCGCTATTGTGCTACTCGTGGTGAATTTCGGTACATATCCACCCGTGCCGTTTATCTGCCAATCCCGCGCAAACACACTCGTATCCGCTGGCAGTATGGCCGACGTCTTGAGCGTCCCCGACGCAATACTCAACCCCGTCCCCAACGTAACCGCCGCCAAATCCCCATCTGCATCCGCGCCGACAATGCGTGTCGGTACATCGCGGGTAAGGGTATCCACGCGCACCGTGCCCGTGATGTGCAGCCGTCGCTGAGGGCTGCTTGTGCCTATGCCCGTGTTGCCTTCGACTATCAAGCCATTAGTAGGGGCAGCAGTCGTCCCGGAGTAGGTTGCGCCTATGGCCATGTTGCCCTCTACATCGAGGGTGCTTTGCGGGTTGTTGACGTTTATGCCTGCTTTGGCCGTGGTTTGTATGGTTGTGCCTGTGCCGCTTGCGCCTGTGCCAAAGATGAGGTTTTTGATTACCACTTGGTTGGAGCCGTTGCCTGTGGGGAGGTTGACGGAGTTGCCTAAGACGAGGTTGCCGGATGCCGACGTAGCAATATTTCGTGCAGCGTTTTCCCCTATTAAAACATTGCTTGAACCTACTAACGTGTCGGCAGTAGTGCCATTATTACCCGTGTTTTGTCCAAAAAATATATTCAGGGAGCCTTTATTAGAGTTTCCTGCGTTTTCACCGACCATGATATTCTGTGCGCCCACTCTATTAGTTCTACCTGCGCTTATCCCTATATTTACATTGGAGTTTCCTGTTGTGTTTTCCCTGCCTGCGTTACTTCCTATATTGACTCCGAAACTCGAAGTAGTGTTGAATATTCCGGAAGTGCTTCCTATGTATACATTTTGTGTTCCAGTTGTGTTGTTTGTTCCCGATTGGCTTCCGATAAAAATATTAGAAGATGCATTGTTATTTAGACCTGTTTGAAACCCCATAAAAATATTATCGGATGCAGTTGTAGCATTAAAGCCGGATTGACGACCTATGTATACGTTATTACTGCCCGTTGTTGAAAAACGCCCCGCCTGATCGCCAAGAAATGTATTTTGCAGGCCAATGGTATTACTTTCTCCGGCACGGCTTCCCATGAAAAAGTTAGAATATCCAGTGGTATTACTTGATCCCGCATTGAATCCAATGAAAGAATTAGAAAACCCAGTAGTATTATATAGGCCCGCGTTTGAGCCTAAAAAGAAATTTTGCACCTGTGTAGTCCACTTTCCCCCGCCACCTACCGCATAAGATGTGCTATTCGGTGTAACTGTTTCAGCATATAACGTCGCCGACCCATCGTCCTGTCCAGCTATTAGCGTAGGAGCAGGGTTGCGCACTTCAACCACCGCAACGTTATCCAAGTTGCCTGTGAATGTCGAAGTCGTAAACCGAAATCCACCCGTTGCGCTGGTAGGAGTAAGCAATACAACATTAGCCGTAACGTTATGCGCCGGAAGTGCAAATGTTGCGTTCCCAACCGCAACCGTTACGCTTCCCGCGCTGTAACTCGCAAGCGTGTACGTTACCTCATAAGCCCGTCCTGATATAATCGTATCCGGTAGCGTCGTATATGTCAGCGCACCCGTGGCAGCCGTAGCCACTGCCTGTGTACCGTTAAATGTCCAGCCTGTGCCCCGTGTCCAGTTCGTTGTATCTGCTCCGAAGGTTTGGTTAGGCAGCCACGCCGCATTCCGTACAGGCTCCTGCGTGTTCTTGATAATGATGTTCGCCCCGCTTGTCGTTGTGGTGTTAATCCCAAGCGTCCGGTTTGCGGCGCTCCAAGTGAGATTCGCGTCGCCTGTAACGGTGTTGCTGCCGTTGAAGTACGTAACCTGTCCAGATGTGCCGCTTATCTGAAAATCGCGGGCAAAGACGGACGTATCCCCCGCAACTATCCCCGCCGTGGTACTGGCCTTCCAGTACTTCAATGCTGAATCGTAGCGGAGTACGCTGCCATTCACGCGCCCCGTCGTATCCACGTCGTGTAAGTCATACAAGGATGAGCCGGGGTTCACGCGCACGGCCAACGTGCCATTGCTCGCTGAATGCACCACAAAGGCAATGGGTAGTTTTAGATAGCCGTTTCCCGGCTCTGTCTGTGTCAGCCCGCCTAACGTATCCACATCCGCATACAGTACCGCACCATTGCTGTATGCCGTGGTGTTCACCTTTCGGATTTTCCCTTGTGTCATTACGTAGCCGTCGGCACCTACGGCAATGTCCTTCATGGCGATGCCTAAGACGTACATGGCGGGTATTGAGCCGTTGGCTATCATGTGTTTCACCTTGATACGCCCGGATGCACCCAGCGTACCAGTTGCGCGTACCACCGTGCCTTTCGGTATCGTTACGGATGTATCGTTGCGGACGTACCAGATGCCGGGGAGTAACGGTATTTGCACGCTGTCCAGCCCGCCGTATTGGAGATATCCTTTCTCCGCGCTGTATTTAAGTTCTTGTTCAGATGCGTCGCCCTCGTTGATGTTGAAGGTAACGGAGTCGAAGGGCATGGATATACCGCCGCCACCGCCACCGGATACCAGTTGCCACCAATGCTCGCGGTATGCGTACAGATTGCCGTTTACGGTATCGAGCAACATCCAGGCGTTGTTCAGCCCGCCTGGGTTAATTGTTGCCGTGTCGGCGATCGCGCCCCGGTACACAAGGCCATCGCCTGTGGTCTGCCAGCCGAGGCGCTGTTTCACACCGGATGCAGGGTATTGGGAGTAAGAAAAGAAAGAAGCGAGCATAAGCCCGAAAAGCAGTATGTGTTTCATATTACCAGGCCAAGATTATTGTATATCGAATGTGTCGTATCCTCGCAGTCCACCGGACAGCCCGCCGCGCTTGCATCGAACGCCGGGAGGTTGGCAGCGCAGGTACACAGCCATGACTTCATTTTTTCCTGCTGACGGTTTAGCCGTGTGCGCAGGGTATCCTGATAGAAGCGCACCCCTTCAGCGCCTACATTCGTACCATAGTCCTGCTGGTTAAGGTATAGCCCATTACTACCAAGCTGCATCGCTACGAACGGCACAGCCTCGTATATCGAGGCGTTCGCGCACAGGTTCTTTAGGTGCGCTGTCCAGAGCGATTGGTACGCCGACGTGGTGAACGCCGTACTGTTGCCTTTTTCGGCCTGGAGTGCATCGTAGAACGCACTACCCAGTACGGGTTCCACCCAGGCCCATTCAGCTGCCTGGATATGGGGGGAAAGCAGGGCATTATCGAAGCGGATGTCCGTCGGCCCGCTCCTTGCTATCCCGCCTTGGGTTATTTCACTCGCTTGTATTAGTGCCATCGCTTGTCGTTTGTTCGAGTTCTGCCGCCCGTTCCTCGGTGGATTTCAATGTGATAGGACGCCTTACGCCTTCGTCAGCCCATACCTCTTGCACCTCTGTGCCCATTTCCGGGAGGCTTGCAAGCTGTCGGAAAAATTGCTCATCTGCCATTTGCGCCGTGATTGCACCCGCCCGGACGCCTACGCCGTATGCGTTGAATGTCTTTTCGATCT